AACTCGTAGCGGTTGCCCGAGCCGGTAGCTTCCGGCAGGGTTGCGGTCACACCGGCAGCGCGGTTGAAGATAACGCGCTGGCCAACGTGAGCCTCGTCGGTGATCGTGACAGTCGCAGACGTGACCGTGACGATGCCGTAGTTCTCAAAGTAATTTGAGGGCATGGGATTTTCCTTCAGCCATGAGATGAGGAAAGGGGCGAGCCGAAGCCCGCCCCATCACGATTACGAGGTGGTGTTGTCGTAGATGCCGCCCGAGGACTTTTCGTTCCGGCAGACCAAGGTCAGTTCGGTGACGACCTGACGCTTCTCGTTGTCGCCGGTCTTGGCCAGCTCTTCGTTCTTGGTCGCACGCAGAACGCCAACGGCCCACATGTCGTCCTGCATGATGAACACGTCCCGAGCGCGGTTCTCGCGGGTCGGTTTGAATTCAACAGTACCCCACGGGGTGACGTAGACGGCCATGTGCTTGATGACCTTCTCAGCTTCAGCCGTGATGTTCGAACGCTGGTTGTTGTTACCAGTGAAGCCCAGAGCGAGGTTCATCTGGAACGCCGACAGGTACACGCTGTCCGGCTTGCCGCCCGAAACCCAGATCGACTGCATAACAGCGTCGAACTTGGTCTGCGAAAATGCAGTCGGGGTGCCGTCGTCGGTACGAGCGTTCGAGCCGTCGCCGGTCGGGTCTGCACCCGAAGAACCGGATTGGAAGTTGGTGTTGGTGGTCAGCCAAGAAGGAACGCCAGCCATACGGCGTGCGGTCGAGCTATCACCAGCAACTTTTGCTTGGTTGGCAAACATCGCTTTTTCGATGTCCAGCTTCTGCTCTTTGGCAATCTTCAGAACCTGATAGGCCATTTCGCGTGCGCGACCGGCTTTGTTGAGGCCCTGATCGGTGCCGGGGATCACAACGCTGTTCTTGAAGATTTGCGTGCGGTTGTTCAAGCGAACAGTGGCCGAGCGGGCTTCAGCGATGGTGTCGTCGCCTTCGATGTGAGCGTTATCGCCCGACGAACGCAGTGCGTCGGTCTGCCACTCATGCAGCGTGTTGGACGCCTTTGCTTTAGCGCAAGCGGTGTAGAACGGCGTTTCTTCCGGCGAGATATCGTAGATCACGTCGGAAAGGTCTTCGCGGATGCCGCGAACGTCGTAGGAGTCGAGGGTATTGGTTGGCTGTGCCATTTTAGCAGTCCTTCATCGGGGTTTCATCTGAAAAGCAGATCAATGAAAGCCTCTGGCTTTCCTGATCGCTTCGCTACCTTCATCTGCCGATCACGAACGATTTTTTCGGGTGCAGGCTTGCGAGGCACCGGCTTCACATTGCGCGGAGGTTCTGGCTTCTTCTTAGCCATATCCTTTCCCGCGCGAAGCTGGTTGAACCTGTAAGCGTCATACAAAACCTGCACGAGGCGAGCATCGACAGTGCTTGCCACTTCTTCAGCCGAAAGCCCGTATTTCGACGCAAACTGCAAAAGGTCCGTCTTGAGTTTTGCGGCCTTCTCAGGGTTCGCAAACTCAGGAATTGCCTGCTTCAGCTTGGCGGCCTGCTCTTGCAGTTGAAACTGCATTGCCTGATCCTGCAAAGCGCGCTGGCGCTCCGACTGTTCAGAAAGCTGCCGCTGCTGGGCTTGGAACTCTTGTGCCTTGATGTCGTATTTCGCCTTCTCCTGCATGTATCCGATGGGATCACTGTCCAACATTCGGAGATCAGGAGCCTGCGGGGCCTTAATTATTCCCTGCTGTTGGATGTTTTCCAACGTCGCAAAGAATTGCTGCCGTTCGCTTTGAAGGGTTTGGAAAAGCGCCTCGGCTTCCTTGCGGATCGTCGCTGCCTCTTGCATTCCCTTCTGGATGTAGGCTTGTCCCGAAAAAGACCGCTTTAGCTCTTCGAGCGTGACCTCGGTGTCCTTGCCGTCAACTTTGACGGTGAACACGTCTGGCGTCTCATTGGCCTCGGCTTCTTCGTAGTCCTCATCCTCAGTATCCTCGGCATCAGGCTCTTCGCCGTCGTCCTCGGAATTCTCGGCGTCATCTTGGGCTTGATCGCCCTCATATTCGCCCTGTTCCTCTTCGATCTGATCCGCCTCGTCGGCGTCTTGCTGGGTTTCAGCAACTTCATTCGAAGGCATAAGCAGGCTGTTTACAGCCGCTTCAAGTGTGTCAGTCGTTTGCACGGTCCCGATCCTGTTTTAACTCAACCGCCTCGGCGTCAATTCGCGCTTGGAGAGCGTCGAGAATGGTTTGAACGGCGCGCACACGTTCATGTGCCGCCGCAACCACATTCATATCACAAGCTGCATTTAAAAACACCCCCACTGCATCATTGCGGATTTCACCGATCACGCCTTGGAAAACGTGATCGGCTAGGAGTGTTCTGGCTTCAGAAGCCTTGCGTTTGATTTCCGACAAAAGGCATCCTCGGCATTTGCTGTTCACGCTTAATAGCATTCAGATCAAGCTGAACGCCGGTTTTGGCAAGAAGCTCGGCGGCCTTCAACGCAAGGTCTTGAGCCATCTGGTCCCGCTTCAAATCATCTTCCATTTGAAGCCGCTGGGCGTCAAGCTGCGTCTTGGCCATGTCGGCCTGCACGCGGGCGGACATCTTCATCTGCTCGGCCTGCAAGAACGCCTGATTGGGGTCCGACGGCTGTGCCTGACCCTGCTGGGCTTGGGCGGCCTGTGCGGCCTGCATCATCAGCATTTGCTCCATCTGCGGGTTCATCGGGTTGTAGTACCGATCCGCGTTGCTGATGCCAGCCATGCCCAGAATGTCGGCCAGCGTATTGCGGATGCCCGTCATGGTGACAATGCCATTCTGCGGCCCGTAGGCTTGCCAGATTTGCATCTGCGTCTGCATGGTCAGTTGCAGGGCAGCAATGCGCTCCTCGCGGCGATTATTGCCCAAGCCGACGTTAGTGACGATATCAAGGTCACTGGTCCATGAACGCGGATCGACCGGGACAAACTGCCCGTCAAGCCGGATCATCTCGCCTTGGTTCGGGTTGGCACGCGCGATCTGGGCAATCAGGCGGAACATCTGGCGCATACCGCCCTCGGCCAGATTGCGGGCAATCAACTCAGAGACAGCAGAAGCGGCCTGCACAGCGGCATTGACGCCAGCGGCAGTCTGCGATTGCAGGGCGTCGGCATCCATGCCCATAGCAGCGCCTGTAACGCCTGTTTTGGCGCGAACAACCTCATCATAGTAATTGATGGCCGGAAGCACCGAGGCTGCCATGCTGCCAACGGTCAACTCGCGCACAGAGCCGGGAGCCTTCACCCGGATGATTGCGCCGATCTCGTTATTCAGCACGTCGTCCATATTCGCTTGGCCGGTCACAACCTCAATTCTTGGGTTGTTGACCATCGAGATATTGTCGATCAGCCCGCGCAGAAGGGAAGTCGATGCGTCCTGATCTTCCTCAACAATCTCAGCCAAAGAGCGGCCAAAGAAGGTGTGCGGTTCTGGATCAACCTCAAAGATGGCGAAGGGGATGTAGTCGCACAGTTCGTAATCCAGCACTTCGTACTCATTGCCAGCGCAGATGAACTTGTAAAGGCGGGGAACGCCCGTGCCTTCGATGTCCATCCGCATGTATGCTTCGGTAAACTGGACCTTCCGCATCGACGGATCGGCGGCGTTTTCGTTGTCGTCGATGTCGTCCCAACCGCGACGGGCAAGTTCTTCCTCGTCGTCCACGGTGCCATCGGCAGAACCGCCCAGATTATAGACCGTCTCGAAATCAAAGCCCATCGCCACCAGATCGCCCACGCGGGCTTCGCTGGTGTGGCCGCAGACATAGCAGTCCTCAAGACGAACAGCTGAGCGGTCCACGAAGAAATCTTCCGGCGCAATGCTTTCGATTTTGATCTGACCCTTGACCGAGGTGCGGGCAACGCGCAGGCGCGAGTAGACGATCTGGGGCTGCACTTCCATGCCCATCTCGTCAATGATGGCCTCAGCGATGACCGTATCCTCACGCTCAAGGATTTCGGCCTCTTCGTCTTCTTCGATCAGTGCCACTTGCTCGGGCGAAAGGTCAGTGTATTCGTCAATCTCGACGCTTGGCACCTCGTCGTAATAGACCTTGGCCACGCCCACCTTTTTGATAAGCGCGTCGTGGAATACGTCCGACAGGATGCGGAAGCCGTTGTTGCGCTCGAACACATACATGGCATATTTGGTCGCCTGATCCGCGCCCATTGCTGCCTGTGGGGTGGTCGGGGCAAACTCGACCGGCTTGTCGGATTGCAGGAACACCCGCATCAGGGCAGGCTTAATGGCGCGGATGGTGTCGCGCACTTTGGTCGCGACAACCTTCGATCTGCCTTCCTCGTATTCAATCGCAGACTTGCCGTCGAAGTATTTTTGCGAACGGATGCGGTCCGGCGCAATTTCCGTTTCCACGAAATCCACGGCCTCGCGGACGGAGCTTGTGATGGTGTTCTGGATTTCGTCGTCCGTCAGGCGTTTCGGCTGCATCTGTGTCTCCGTTATTGTGCGAGAAGGCCGGGCAGGATGCGGCTCATTTGCGGAAGTGTGCTAGGTTGTGCAACCGGGACACGGCCAGTTGCTGCCATTGTTTGAATAGCATCTGCGCCGCCCATAGCCATAATGTCGGCAGAACTTTTTGCCGCCTGAGCGCCAGCCGTGATGACCGCCATAAGAGGATTGGTCGCAATCGCGCCGACATTCAAAGCCATCATCAGGCCATTGCCGGAGGGCGACAGCTTTCCGATCAGACGCAACGTGTTCTCAGGCAAGTCGCCGCGAACAAATTTTGTCATAAAATCAAGCTCTTCCCTTGTGAAGAACCTATTTTGCTTTGGGTTGTTGATGATTGAAGTCACAGCCTGACGGAACTTGTTCAAGACATTGCCGCCGGACCCCGTTGATGCCGCCTGATCCTCGGCTTTTTTGAAGGCGTTCTCGAACAGTTCAGCCTTTTTGTATCGGGTATTTGCGATGCGTGCCGTAGCCATCAGATCGCCACCGCCGGGCAGAGATTGGATGGTGTCATCCACAATGTCGATCATGTCGCGGATGGCAACCTCGTTTGGCGCTGATTTCAGGCGGTTAAACAGACCTTGACGCAATTTGTCCAACTCGCCAATCGTCAACTCTTTGCCGATCTGATTTTTCATCATTTCCAGCGCAGCCATCGTTTGCTTATCGACATCTGGCACATAATTTGCGGCAGCAGCGGCGGCCTGCGAGCGCGTAAACAAGTCGTCTGCGGCTGTTAAGGGTGCTTTCAAGCCGGAGGCATCGACTGCTGAGTAGGCCGCGTTTTTGGCGTCTCTTAGGGTGTCTAATGACGGGCGGTCAGATGCGCGCTTGAAGAATGTGTTCACGGTCTTGTTGGCCCCGGCAAGAGCAAGCGGCGCAAAGAAAGCGCCAGCGATGCGTGCAGCGGGTTCAAAAACGCTGCCCTCTGTTGCCTGACCTGCGGTTTCGCTGGCAACGGCAGGCGCAAGGGCATAACGCAGCATTGTGCTGGGTCCACCCAACGCACCGGGCAGGAATTCACCAATTGTAGCGGCATAATCTCCAGCCACGCCGGGTGCGCGGAATTCGCTTGCGCCACCAGTGGCCGCCGCGAGGGCATCTTGAATACTTTGCCCAGAAAGCAGGCCGGGCGCTCCGGTTGCTTCCTGCGTGGTTTGAAGTTCAGTGCCGAGCAAGGCGTTCGTGGCCCTAACCGCGCCCGTGTTCAACAGGTCGCCAATCGTGCCGGGAAGACCCGCAAGCTGGGCGCTGCCACGCTGGAACCCTGCCCCAGCGCCACGGATCAATTCGCCAAGCCGCTCGCCGGGCGTGTCTACCGCGCCGCTGCCAATCACGTTTTCATAGATCGTCTGCCCGATGGTGCGCTCAGGCTGCATCATGGCGGTGGCCTGCTCATTGGCGGCGGCGGCTGCTTCTGCCGATCCGGGCTGCATTTGCAGCGTGCCAGCCTTCGCAGCTGCAATGCGGTCACGCATGGCTTGGCCTTGGTCAACCGGGACGGCAGATGCAGCCTTGCGGGCGGCATCAATCAAACGCTTTGCCGCCGCCATGTCACCGGCTGCATAAGCCTTGCGTGCGGCCTCTTTAAGCTGTGCTTCGGTGTATGCCATCAGTTGCTTCCTACCCCCAGATAGCGCAGATCGTCTTGCGAAAGCCCTTCAGGTGTCGCAACCCCACCTGCCGCAGGCGCATCCGTTTGCAGCTTTGGAAGGCCCGCACGCACAGCATCCAAGAAATCATTCATCGCCTTGGTATAGTCTTCAATATTCATCGCGTCATTCATGCGGATGAATGCTTGCTCGGCTTTTTTGCTTTCGAAGTCCGTGATGGCCCCGCCGCCCTTGAGAAGCTGACGAGCTTGCAGGAACGCGCCACCAGAAATCTGATCCATTTTGGATTGGACACGCGCCGCATCAGCCGTGATGTTCGGGGTTCTGCTTGCAATAGGTCCAAGCATGTTCGGAAGATACGGGTCACTCAGCAAGTCATTGACTTGGAATTCAAGGGTATTGAACAGCGCCAATTCGCCCGGCGCGGCTGCGGCGGCTTCAGCACCAAGTGTGCCCTCGCGGCGCGCCTCATAAATGCTGCGTTGATATTCCGCAGACTGCTCTTGAGACTTGCGAACGTAATCCAAAGCGGGTTGGCCAGAAAGCAAATCGCCGCCGACTGTGCGAACCTGAACGCTTCCGTCGCGCATCGTAAGAACAACACCAGACTGATCCGGCAATGGCGCAGACGATTGAACGTTTGGGTCCGTGTCAACGCCGTCTTTCAGCCTTTGAAGCTCAAGCCGTTTCACTTCAAGATCAATCGCTGCCATCGGGTCGGCAGGAGTCATAGCAATCCGCATAGCCTCAGAAGCAGAAAGCCCTCCCATCATGGCTTGCGCCAAATCATCACGCCCGCGCGACCGCAGCCATTCGACAGTGGCATTGTTTTGACGTGCGGTCTCGCGGCTCTGCATGTCGGCCTGAATTTGCCCGATCAGAGCCTGATTAGGGTTCTGCGTCAGACCCTCCAAGGCCAACGCAAGGCGCTGGCGGGTATCACGACCCTGCGGCCCGAAGAAGCCACCGAGCAAGCCTTGGCGCTGCGGTTGAGTGATAGGATCAGCCATTTAGCCCCCCAAAAGCCCGAAGAAGCCGCCACGCTGCTTGGCCAGTGCAGCCAAACGCGGGTCTTCTTTCTGTGTTAAGATATTCCAAAGGTTCGAGACAGGCGATGCCTCCGCGTCCTGCGCGATGCCACGGGATGCAGCAAAGCGAGACAGGAGGCCCATGCCCTCGAAAGGATCGTCCATAGTGGCCGGGCGGAATGGCACATCCACGGCAGACCCGCCCGCATTGCCCGTCGCGCTGGCAGTCACCGATATGTCGTTTCCGCCGCCAAGGATTTTCGGCACATAGGCTTGCGTCTCAGCAAAGGGCGGGATGCCGCCGTATTTGCGAACCGCTCCGGGGCCTGCGTTATAGGCTGCCAAAGCCAGCGGCCATGAGCCGAAGCTCTGGAATTGCTGTGCCAGATAGCGGGCCGATCCTTCAATATTCTGATAGGGATCGTTGGGGTCTACGCCCAATTCGGCGGCTGTCCCCGGCATAAGCTGCCCAAGACCGCTTGCGCCCTTTGGGGAAACTGCATTCGGGTTCCACGAACTTTCCACGCCAATCATCCGCAGGAAAATATCCGTCGGGATGTTGTATCTCTCAGCTTGAGAAATGGCGTAGTCGCGAATGTCCATTAGAACAGCCCCAAACCGGCGGACAGATAGTTAAGCAGGCCCGGACGGGTCCGTTCGGTCTCCGTCTGTTGGCCCATATCGGCAATGCCAAGGGCAGCCAACGGCAGGCTCAGAGATGCCGCAGGTGCGCCGGTGAAGCCGCCGTACTGTGCGCGGGCAGCGTCGATGAGGGCCTGATTGATAAGCTGCTGGGCCTGACCCTGCTGGAATTGCTGCTGGCCGATCTGCTGGCCCATGTTGAAGCCTTGCTGTGCAAGGCCGCCAAGCTGGCCTGCGCCAGAGAGCCGTAGATTCGCGCCCTGAAGCCCGGCCTGCTGGTTCGCCAGAGCCGCCTGTAGGCCCGTCGATTGGCCGAACTCTGCGGCACGCCCAGCGGCGGCCTGATTGGCCAATGCGGCTTGCATTGCTGCTTGCTGATTTGCGGTCTGACCTTGGAAGCCAAGTTGTTGGCCAAACTCTGCCGCCCGACCTCCAGCCGCTTGGTTTGCCAGTGCGGCTTGGAGACCTGTCTGTTGGTTGGCCAGAGCAGCCTGCATCGCAGCCTGTTGGTTC